AGAAATCCCAAAAAAGCAGACAGTTGAATAAGTGTCACAAGGGGGTGTCCAACCCCCTTTTTTATTGCTATAATAGATGTATAACAAAAGAAACCCTATGACCCCAGATGAAATTATCACTCAAAGAAAAATTAATATTCATTGCTTCATTCTTGTGGATGCTACATTGGGGAACTAATATAGCAAACCTTATTATTGACACATTCTTGTTAAAAAATAGTGTCAGATTATTACCATTTGGTTTATAATATTACTATATAATCTCGTATGTGTTAATATAAGGTAACAGAGAAGAGAATAATATTAGTTTTAAAGCAAACTATTATCACTCAGACAAATGCAACTCAAACACATTGAACACCCCGAAGATACTATCCTTACTGGAGACTTATCAGCAATTAACTGGTTTACTTTACAGGGAAAGGTATCTCTTAAAATAGATGGTTGCCCTGCTATTGTATGGGGAACTAATCCCGAAAATAATAAATTTTTCGTAGGAACTAAATCAGTATTCAACAAAGTTAAAAAGATGATATGTCACTCTCACGAAGAGATTGATATATTATATAAAGATAAGCAAGATTTAGCAGATAAGTTACATAAATGTTTTGATAATTTAGATAGAACAGAAAACATTTATCAGGGAGATTTACTTGGTATTGGTGGCGATGATTACTACCAACCTAACACAATAGGTTATCTATTTCCATATAAGATAGAACACAATATTATCATCGCACCACATACAGAATATATTGCTACAGGAGATACTTTACTTGATACTCACGCAATACCACTTGACCATATACTTGAGAATGACTTGGACAAAGTATTGTATGTTCAATGTAATGCGATTGCAAAGTTTCAATCATTTGTATATGATAGATGCCAGTTTGCAAAACAGATGGCAACTATGGTACAGTTTGTTGATGACAAAAAAGCACAACAAATTAAAAAAACTATCAATCATTGTATCCGTACTGGAATTACAATTACAGATGATGTTGTCAATGCTATATCACACTCACATAATATTGACCCTAACTTGATGAGACTTTGGAAGTTAGTTAATTCAATCAAAATGGATGCACTTAAAAGATGTGAACACGATGGATGGTGGACAACATTTGATGACGATGGCGAAATTGATGGCGAGGGTTATGTAATGTGGAACAGGTGGGGTATATACAAATTAGTGAATAGAAATCAGTTTAGCAGATTAAATTTCTTAACTAACAATAATTGGGTCAGTTCATAAAGTGTCACAAGCTTTATTGAAAAGCGATATGGATGCACTATAATAAGTACATAACAAAGAAACCCTTATGAACTCAGGAACATCAAGCACAGAACTGAATGATATGTTCACAGAATTTGTGAACTACGTTGACAGTTTCTATGGTCAGAATGACCCACTCTATCCTATGATGTCTCAAGAGACTAAACAACCTCTTACTAAGTTTGACATCCTTAGAGCAACAGAGAACTACCTATCAATGTGTGCTGATGACACCAACAAGTATTGCACTTGGGGGGATGGAGACTCTCTTGACAGAGAAAGAGTCAGAGACATTCTACTCGAAGATTACAACTACAAGTTTGTAGGAGAGTAATGGCAAAACTAAGAAGTGAATTTCCACAAACACCACTTAACTTGACTTTGAGAGAAGAACAGATAAGTACCATACTCTATTGCCTAGAGGGTTACTCACAGGGTAACGATGATACAGAGTTGGTAGAAGAGTTAGACGAAATCTTTGAAGTCTTGGAAACAACTGTTGACAAGTTTTACAATAAGATTGAAAAGGCAAGAGCAAAAAGACCAGAGGAGGAATGGTAATGGCAAAACACACACTTGAATTAGATGACTTGGAACTAACAGCACTCATCACACACCTTGAAGGTCAAAGTGAAATGATGGTTGAGAGTAGATTGAACTGTAGCAATCCAAGAGAACTACCAGACAGAGAAGAAGTGCTACTGAATCTTGTATATGCAAAGGCATTTACAATCGGTTGGGATGCACACATAAACCCAAAGGTCGATTTTGACTTACATAAAAATGAAGATAGGATACACAAATACAAATGACATCATCAAGTTATCAGGATTGGACACACGAAGTAATTAACACACACTTGAGACTTTCAAGTATTGTGCCAACTCGCACAGTTGACAAGTACACTAGGGCAAGGAAAGATGGTAAAATCATAGTTTGCCCAGAGTGTAACAAAGTTACCACAGTATATCATTTTAGTTGGTCAGCACTCGGATGTCAAGAGTGTGGTGCTATGGTAGAAAAAAATCAATGGAGATTATTATGAACCAATTTGACAATTACGAACTCACAACCATAGATTATACATTAAAATATTATCTTGAACATAATGAAAATCTTGACGATGATGATATTGAGTGGTGTAATTTAGTGAGGAAAAAGATTGATACTGTTATAGAACTTCAAGCAAAGTATGATATGGAGTGTGGTTAGGACAGTTAAATTACTGTCACACCACATTGATATATGGTAAAATCTTTGCTATAATAATAGTAATTACAAAATGATTATGACCCCCGAAGAAAAGTATCGTGACCTCTACGAACAGATGTATGACCTATGTGAGGAACAGGGTTGGGGAGATCCATTCTCTTATGCAAGGTCAAGAGAAATCTATATGGCAGGTTTACTTGGTCATAAGGTTGCTGATGACTACTCAGGTGCTGATGCCATAGATGAAGATGGTGGGTGTGAATACAAATCTACGATAGGTAAGAGTGTCAATGGAACTTATAATGGTATAAGTGTTCAAGATACTTGGGAACTACAGGAAAAATATATTGTAGAGGATAAAATTGGTAAGTATCAGAACCATTATTATGCAAGATTCAAGGGGGGTAAAGTTGAAGAAGTCTGGAAGTTGGGTTGCGATGTTGTATTGGATTTATTGTTACCTAAGATTAAGAAACAGTTTGATGAAGGAACATCACACAAGAAAGACCCTAGAATAGGTGTAAGTATTAGTACAAAACAAATCAAGGAATATGGTACAAGAATTAGATAGTGGTAAATTAATGTATTCGGTGGGTAACAACGATGAGTGTTACACACCTGATTATGGTGTCAAACCTATACTGAAGTATATTCCAAAGGATGCTATAGTTTGGTGTCCTTTTGATACCATTGATAGTGAGTTCACTAAACAAATATCGAAGCAGAACAAAGTTATTGCTACTCATATTAGTATGGGTATAGATTTCTTTGACTTTGAACCAGATTATTGGGATGTAATGGTATCAAATCCACCTTTTACCAATAAGAGAAAATACTTTGAGAGAGCATTATCATTCGGCAAACCCTTTGCATTAATAATGACAAACACTTGGTTAAATGACTCAGCACCAAAACAAATATTCAAGGATAAGGACTTACAGTTATTAATGTTTGACAAGAGAATGAAGTTTATTAGTCCAGATGGTAGAGACAATGATAAGATAACATTTAGTAGTAGTTACTATTGCTATAACATACTACCAAAACAAATTATAATGGAAGAGTTGAATGTGCCACCTAAAAAAGTGTCACAAAAGACCACCACTATGGCCACTTTACCACTATAATAGGTATATACAAAGGAGAAACCCCTAATGTCTAAAGAAATGCTATTCCTATGTGATGTGTACGACAACTGGTTAGATAAAAACAATCTACCACATAGAAGTGCAGATGACATTCTTTATGGAGAAAATGCTTGTAAACTCACAGGTAATCAAACATACTGGTTAGAGAGTTTTATCTCTACTTGGGAAGTTATTGCGGAGCATTGCTAATGAAACTTGTTACACACATTGATGTTCATGAGAAATTTGATGAGGACATTTCATTTCAAATCAACAATGCTCTTGGATTATGGTCATCGAAGAATGATGCCGACCTATGGGAAGATGTAAGAAAGTATATGTTCCCTTATACTCTCAAATCTGTCGAATTTGAGAAAAACAGACCACATTCACTCACAGCATACAAATGAAAACAGATTTTACACCCGAACTTATCAGCGAACTCAAAGGTTTTTATGTTGAGAGAGTTGTTGATAATATGGACACTAAAGACTTATACAACTATGTGATGGATGACCTTGACAGATACTATGAAAAAATGTCAGATGCAGATTTTCTTGAAGATGCCTACAACTATTGGGAAGACCATTTTGATGAAGTTGTAGAGGACATCAGAGAGTACACAAATTGTAAATTCAAAAAGGACAGGAAAGAAAATG